ATGAAATCTATTAAAATAGACTGAAGAAGTTAGAGATAGAAGTGAGGCAAATGTTAGGCGACGAGCCCTACTGCCATCGACAACTGTGTAATTTGCACTGTCAGGACTTCCGTTTCTAATGTATGCTGTTTCTAATATGTGGTCCTTTGCAGATCCAGTTATCGATCCATTAGCTGTAACTGAGAGATCTGGGTCTCCGCTGCTATTATCCTGTATCCTATTAGAGAGAGCAACCCTTGCAAGTGTGAACTTATTATTATTAAACTCATCTGCTCCGCTTCCTGTGACAAGAGAGTCTAGCTTTACAATTCCTAACATCTTAGAGTAGTTTCTGAGGAGATCATTGATCGCATCAGACGCATTTGGATTAAGAATCGAATTAGAAAGTTCGGTACTTCTAGCTACTCTAGTATACTTTACGCCCCAGTAATATCTACTGTCTACCCTTTCATCGTCACCAGGGGCACCGACATAGGGCTGGGTTGTAGATATATTTCCTCGTGTCACCTTAAATCTAAATGGAACAGGCGGTAGGATTGATCCACTGAGAGCAGACACAAATCCCATCGCAGCTCTATTTGGGGTGCCAGATCCAGTCACATTACTAAGCCTTCTGGATGTGGGTCCACCTGGGCTATCATATGTTCCAACTATAGGTGTGGTAGATTGATCTGTTAGTGTATCTGAAGTCTTCAGTAATGGCAGTCCTCTGAATCCGAAAGGCAGAGCACTAGATGGAACGTCTCCATTTTGAAATATCTCACTCATTACAATTCTGACTCTAGTTGACCTATTAGGATATTTCCCCCTTACGATCATCTTTCTCTCATCTTCATCCTCGGCGTCAAAATTATAAAATGCCTTGAAGTCTCCAATCTTTTTAGCAACAAAGTCATCATCATTAGGATTAAGTGTACAGAGCGGATATTGCTCCAAAACTGCTGGATTAGTATCTGTATCATTAAATGCTCTAACTAGAACAGAGAATGTTCCATACGGATCTCTTGGATTAGTACTCTTTCTAATATTAGAGATAGAGACCTTAAAGCTTTCATTTACAACCAGGCCATCAGATATAGTTTCAAAGTGGAAAAGATCATATTCTGCTTGTCCGTATGGTTGAGATATGAAGCTAGTTGATTTTGCTGCGCTATATCTTGTATCAAGTCTTCCAAATCTATTTAAGAATGTCGTAGATAGAGCAGAAGCTGAAGAGTCCTTATTACTTCCTGACACAAGTGCGACGACTGGCCTGCCAGAGCTTGCTCCAACTCCTGCTACCAGGTCCTCAACTGGGAAGTGAGCATATAAGACGTGCTGATCTTTTTGGAATCTTTCTGGATCAGTATTTAATATATTTCCAATATACGCATCAGAAGCTGGATTTAGAGATGCTGTAAAGACTCTAATTCCAGGTGAGTTATCATCTTTATAAAATCCTGCACCTGCAGAGGAAGAGACTATTAGCTTAAATAATCCCTCTGAGCTTGGTACTGAATTGCTTGATGATCCGTGCAATCTGGGGCTGAGTTCATTATAGGATGAGCTATAATCCATGACCTGAAAACGTGTTCCTGTGGGCGTAAATAGCATCCCTCTAACGAGGTTAATAAATCCATCTCCACTAGCAACATTATAGCTGTTATTATCTGAGAAGATTGGATATCCCACGCCCTCAGTTGAAGCTGACACGTAGTGTTTCGCAGCTATGAACTGAACTACACCATTTGCACCTCCAACAGCACCAGCAGGTAGTGCTGTGGGGAGTATTTTAAATCCAGCACTTTTAACGATTCCGTTTATATTAGTATTTTCTATATCTGCGGTTGTTTCATTAGAACCTGCTCCTAATACACGTACGTATGTTAGGGCTGTTCTATACCTAAGAAATTCTCTGACAGCATAGGGTCCAAACATCTTTGGGTCAAGTGTTCCAAATCTTCTTTCAAAATCTGCAAATGAACCAACAGTAACCGGTACAAATGCGGGGCCTAGTTGAGATGTTCCAGCAACTCCCGCAGGAATACCTACGATCTCTGTCTCCCTCTGCGAAAGGTCGATTTCACGCTCAAAAAACCCAGGTGATTTAAAGGTCTGCTCAGCCATTTATAGATCTCCTGTACAATTCTCTACAACTATAACTATCGCTCAAATTGTCAAAAGTCCCTAGTCAGATGGTGTATCTAGCGTAGTTTGTAGATCTATAATAATTCTCGAACTTGCAACAGTTTCTCCTGATCTCTGATTGCGCGTCAAGACTCTCACATACCTTCCAGTTTCTTTATCGCTAAATGGGTCTTTAATGACGTCAAAGATCCTCTCGCTCCCCTGGCCTCTCATCCCTGGAGTTCTTCCATCTCTATCTAGCTCACTTACATCACTGAGTATAAATTTATTCAACTCCTTGCTACCGCCAGGTGTCGAATATTCTTCAATGACCTGTTCACTTGACTGGTAGTAGCCAAATTCGATCTGTGGTGCTGAGTAGTATTTTCTAAATGGTGTTGGTAATCCAGGTTGCTGTGGTGCTAAAAGATACCCAGGAATAGTTACGTTAAATGTATACTTTATGATTCTCTCGTCTTGAGAGAAATCTTGAAAATTATCTGAATTGGTCAATGGTGACTTGATAAATGCAACATACTCATACCCATTTCTTGATGTCAGCATGAACTCATGACCCTGTCCGTCGAATTGAGAGAAAATTACCTCTACCAGCTGGTTCATCTGTGTCATATACTGTGTCCACAGTGTTACCTCATAGTCTATTGCCATAAACGTAGGATAGGGAATTGTTATTATTTCAAATATATTATTCCCTATTTCATTTCTCAGAAGATTTCCTCTTGGATCATCTAACAGTGATAAATTGTTGAGGTTTCTTCTTGAGGCAAGGCGACCTGGTCTTGCAACATTTCCTGGAAAAATATCTGATTTAGAAAAATTTCCCCTGTCTGCAACATTATGCTGATTTTTAAGACCCAATTTATTGATTATTTTTTGATAGTTTCTATCCTTAGGGTCTAATCTCTTTCTTATTGTGTATGACTGCTGATCTCTGAATGCGATTGGAGTTTTATATCCCCCTTGGCTTGGGCTATGGTCAATTCCCATCCTGTGAATTGACATGATGGGAAGTATTAGCGCATTATTTCTGTCTCTTATTGGCCTCTTTCTTCTAGTGAGAGCAAACCTCTCTCCGGTTGAAAACACGACAGGCACTTTTGTGAACTGGGACTCTATTGTCACCTGTAACGGTATTCTTTTATCGAATAGATCAAATAATGCCCTATCAATGTCCTCTATTCCTGAAGGAGGAAGAGAAAAATCATCAGGAACAGATCCCTCATATCCCGTATCTATTTTTCCTGTCAATTTTTCTCTCCCCCAAAGTCTCCATAAAATGCCGAACCTACACGCTGGGGATCTCCCTTAAGGGAAACCTGTGCAGGTTGAGAAATTATTGGCTTAGTTAGCACACCATTTGCCTGTAGTGAGCGAACATCGCCTGTGGGACCCTGTATGTTTTCAGCAAATCCTCTCTGTTGTACAAATGTATTTTCAACAGCATTTGGGTCTGAGTATCTCTCATCAGTTGGACCAAATACCTTTGCAAGGAATTGTCCCTTTCTTGCCTGCTTACCAGTTAATGTGATAAATCCCTTATGCTCTACTTCTCCATATATGGTAGTTGAGTCTGGAGCTGTTATCACCTCAAAAAAAACCTGCCCATAGCTAAAAAAATCTCCTTCAAGAACTGTTATTCCCTTGTCTAGCAGATCTCTCTCCTGAAGGTAGGCCTCTATTGTATAGTATTCCTCACTTCCAAAAATATTTGCTCTGATATCTTGAGGCTGATATTTAACTAGCGCTCCTATCTCTATTGGATTCTCAAAAACCTTTTCTGATGCCTCCTCATACACATCATGCACTCTTGTCTTATCCACAGATATTGGAAAATAATAAATTTTTTGCCCTACGACATCTTTTATCACTTCCTTAGCGATATCATTTATAAAATTTATCTCTCTTGGTGTTATAAACAGTCTAGACATTTTCTATCCCATGAAGATTGACCAGCCGTTTGGCATTGGCACATACTTCAATTGTTTGTTTATAAACTCAGACCTAGATGCTTGTGTCTCTGCTAGCTTATCATATGTCATTGTCTCTAGCATCTCTTTCAGCTGTGTCTTTAGATTAGACTGATCCTCTCTTCCCTGTGTTACGAGAGCATCTCCGTTCATCTGCAAGTCAGATCCAGGAATAGGAACTGAGCTAAACTTTGATCTTATGAGACCCAGTAGCTCTTTACTGAGACCGAGTGTATATTGTCTTATCCACTGCTTTCCTATACTATTAATATTAGAATATTTTAGATCTCCAAACGGTATGTCAGATAAGTTAGAAACTCCCTGTATCGTGTCGTCCTGATATGCTGGATTAAGAGGATCAGAAAAGAATTTTATCCTTAGCCACAGTTTCTTTGGAGACTGTGCTGTTGGCTTAGGAAATATCCTTATATCTGTTCCTATGATCTTATATGAGTAGTTTGATCTTCTGACCCTATTAGATATATCTAGCATCCCTGCTCTAAGAATATCCTCAAAAACAGGAAGGACATAAAATATTGTCTCTGGTGTGAATGATTCAAAGCTGAATTCATTATTTAAATAGTTAATTGCTGATGTTGTATCAAAAAATCTATATGCCGCCTGTGGGCTGAAGTGGAATACCTCACTGATTCTCAATTTAGTTCTGAGACTATTCATACTTGAAGAAAATATTAAGTTTCCAGCTGTGTCCTTGAGCTCCTTGTAGATATTATAGTCTTGTGTTCCTCTGGTAAGCTGAATAGATCCTGATACCATGTCATATGAGCCACCGACACCTGCTTCTGCTGAATACGGCTCTGCGAAACGTGCTAAAAAGTCAAGATTTTCTCTAGGATATTTTCCCTCAGACCCTGACATGGCACCTGTTGAACCTGTTATCGGCATTCCAAGAAATTGAACAAGCTGTGACTTCGCCTGATACTGATTCAATATCGAGCTAAATTCTAGTGTTGATTCCTCAAAATTTGCCCATATCTGCTTCTTTGTTAGCTCAACACTGAGTACATCATCACCTAACTTCCGCTTAACAAATACGACGAGCTTATCTGCCTCTGACTGAAACTCTGTGTCACTATCAAATAATCCAAACGGTGTCGGATTAGTAGTATTAGAAAAAATTGCCACAGCTATACCTCAAGGCTTATGAGCCCCTATTGATAACTATTTCAAGACTCTAAAGTTTTTAAATTGTAATTCACTATCTTTCTAGCTAGCTGATCTCTATATCTCTAAAAAGCTATATCCTAGACTATCTGAATACTCAGAAAAATAATTTTTTACTAAATCAGCTGTATGTTCGCAATAATACTTAGAGTAGTGATAGCTCAGATTTCTTTTATTAGACTTGAACCTAGGTAGCTCTACAGGTCTCCCACCTAGGTCACACACCACATTATTAAAATCACTTTGCAAAGATTCAAATCTGATATACGTGTCTATCTCTTCACTCATAAAATTCAGAGATATGTCTGATAGCCACGATACTGGACTCTTATAAAAATTATCTACGTTTTTAAGAATGTGCTCATCATAGAAGCACTTGGTTTCTAAAAATAATCTAAATTTTTCTTCTATTAGGCTATCTATGTCACTATCCTTTATTATTAGCTGAGAATTCTTATTTCTAGACATTGTCCACCAGTAATAAGATACACACATGTCCCAAGGATTTCTCACCATAGATATCTTGTGATAATCATTCCAAGTACTCTCAGTTTTTTCAAAAAGCAAGTCGGGCCAAGTGTGAGAGTGAAACTTAAATATTCCATCCTCATTAATGTTATTCTGGCTATTGAAGCCTTTCTTTACTTCATCTGGTGCTACTGGTGTGATTATATCAGTTGGACCACACATGTCCCTTAAGAGAACCTCTACGCTTGTCCCAGCTGTCTTTAACGGCTT